CGCCCTTTTCTGTATTCGTTTAGTTCTCTATTATGAGAAGTTAACTGTTGCTGACATATCAACTTTACCTAAATAGTCTGCCGCATTACCTAGAGATGATGCAGTGTTTGATAACTCTACATAACCATATCTAGTCATGAAACTTACTACTGGTTCAAAAGTTGATGGATCAAGTACAACACCGCTTGACATCAACGGAATGTATGGGCAGTAGAACGCCGCCGCATCTGATTCAGATGCACCTTTGTAACCTACCAATACTGATGTTGCGTCAGAGGCATATGTGTCAACGTACACTTTCATAGCACCATTCAAAGTACCAACAAATTTGTTGTTTGTTGGAGCCGCAAATGCACCTTCAGTTGTTCTTGCGAACGCTGAAGTTGTTGCTGATTGAAGCACAGTCAATGCTAATGGTGATACCACTGCAAAGTTACCTGCGCCTCTTCTTGTACGCTGAGCGATTTTGTTCGCTACTCTGTTGATCAATACAGCCAAAGCCGCGTGTTCGTCACCTACGAATGTCGCAGTTCCTGACACAGCAGATTGGTCGTAAGTTGCTTCATTAGACGCTAATGATCTCAAAGACCCTAAGATCTCTTGATCGATTTCAGCAGTAATTTCTTGGGCTAATGCCGCCATTACTTCTGCTTCGATGTCGATACCTTGTTGTGCTTGAGCATCTTGAGCTGACTCAAAAGTCCATCTTGCTGATAACTTACGTGTTTTTGCTTCAACTGTTTGTTTCAAGATTTGGATTGATAATCTGTTACCTGCAGATCCTTCAAGTGCCGCTGTTGCGCCACCTTTTGCCGGATTGCCGTCGTTTCCAGAATATGCTTCTGCGATCTTGAATGGTGATAATGCTTCTTCACCAGCAGTGGTTGTTGTTGCACCACCTGATGTTGAGTCTGCATATCTTACCCTTAGAGTGTGGATTTGTCCAACTGGGCCAGTCATCGGTTGTACTCCAACCAATTCATTAGCAATTACAGTAGGCATAACCCGTCTGATTACCGGAAGGATCACTCTGTTCAAAGTTGCAACATTACCTGCTGAAGTGGCACCTGCCGTAGCGGCTTCGTTCAAATACTTTTTAGTATTCTCTAAAGTCACTTCCATCACAGACTTCTGATTACCAGAAAGTCCTTCTAGTAATGCTGTCTTTGTATCCTGCCAGCGAGCTTCTGTTAGTTCTGACATTGTTTTTTCTCCTTAATGTGTTTATATACCTGCAAGTCTTTTAATGTCAACAACATTCTTGTTGAACTGACTCATAGGTTTACTAACTGTTTCTTGTTTATCGCCTGTTATTTCTGTGCCTTCTTTCACTGCCTGTTTTTTCGCTGGAGAATTACCATTGATAACCGCTGGCATATATTTTTCAAATTGCTTATGCAATTTTCCAGTCTCCACGCTTTCTAGTAGATTTGTCATTATATCTTTTTGTTCAGTATTCAATGGTTTAATTAACTCATTGATTACTCTTTCTCTCTCTGCTGATTCAATTAAAGATTTGATTGTAGCCTCTTTTGCTTCAACCATCTTTTTTGCCTCTTCAGCAGACTTTTTCGCTTCTTCCGCCTGTTGTTTTGTTATATCAACAACTTTTAGAAGTTTGGCTGTTTCACTCTTTTCGTTCAAGAAACTTTGTGAGTATTCTTGTGAATAAGATTCAAACAGTCTGCGTCCAAAGTCATTTTTTCGAGCCGCATCAATGTCTTCTCTTAATTGAGAAATTTCATTTTTCAATGTTTTCTCAACGATAGAAGTCACTGCTTGAGCACTTTTTGTGATGAATTTTGTTCTCACCTTTTCAAAATGTGCTTTTGCTTCTCTGATAAGACGTACTTTTGTCTCAGCAACGTCTTGTTTGTCTTCGTGAAACTCTGCAATTTCTTTAGATAGAGCATCAACCACGAATTCCTCAAGTTTCTGGAAGTTTTCTGCCATAACTTTTTGGTCTTCATGTAATTCGTTGATTTCAGATTTTAATCTTTCGAACACAAAGCCTTTCAACTTCACTGAATCTTCCTTCATCTTCACAGCATATTTGGCTTTTTGTTCAGCCAACTGTTTACGATCTTCGGCAAATTCAGCAATTTCCGCCTGTAATCTTTCATTAACCATAGCATCAATGGCTTCCACCATCTGTGCTTTGTCATGCTCATACTTTTTCGCAAATTCTTCACGAAGTTCTGAGGTTACAGCCAGTTTGTTTTCAGCCACTCTAGTGTTCCAAGCGGTTTCAATCTCTGCTCTGATCTCTTCCGAAATTGCGTTGTTTTCGAAGAGTGATTTCAGTGCATCTAACATTTATTTTCTCCTATTACTTGAGTCTATTGATTATGTTAACCAATGCCTCTTTAAGATATTTTTGTGCCTGTGTGTCCCTTGATAGTTGTAAAGCCTTATATCCACCTTTAGAATTCATCAATTGTTCGTAGATGGGAGTTGGATAGGCTCCTGGTGCACTTGGTTGTGCAACTATATCTACTGTGATTATTTCAAAATCTGAAACTTCTCCGGATCCGTCTTCTCTAACATTACCAGAACCCCTGCTAGACACTCCTAGTTTAACTCCGCTTTCCAGCATTGTTTTCACTAGATTGCCCATAGGGGTTGGTAATATTTTTAATTTTCCGTAGCCGTTAGGACCGTCCATCCACATTTCTGAAATCATGTGACTGACTCTGTCCAAGTTTATATTAAGACCTTCAGGATGATCAACTTCGCCTAACACTGAGTATCCACCAGTTATTTGGTCGTTAAGTGTGCTGACAGCCCTACCGATCTCACTAACGGGATACACTCTTTGATTGGCGTTTTTAACACCTCCCTGAATGCAAATACCCTTCATGTAAAGGGATTTTCCGTTGTTTTCATCTTTAGACTCAACGACAATTTTTGCTTGGTCGAAGGTCAGCGTTTCACGTAATGATAACATCCACTATGTCCTAATGTTCTTATTAACTGCCAATTGTTGACTTTGTTGCAGAACTATCGTCTTCTGCTTTAGTCTTGGCCTTTGGCGCCGCAGACATTTTAGCCTTTGCACCTGGTTTATTAACATTTCCTGCATCGTGTTCTTTAGCCGTTGGTGCTTTAGAACCTGCTTCTTCACCGCCTTGTGCGATGTTTTTAGCGTTGCCACCCATGTCATTTTTACCAGCAACTGGAGATTTAGTTTTATCTGAACCGTCAGTGTGTGCAACACTTACTTTGTTCACATATTCTCTAATTTCTTCACTTGCAGATTTTGGTGCTTTAGACTCAACTGCTTGTTGGTCACCAAGTTCAGGAGCAACTTCTACAGTTTCTCCTTCTGCCGATTGATCAGCAAATGCTTCTTCTTTCTCTTCGTCGCCTTCAGAGTCTTCAGAATCATCGCCTTCTTCCTTATCAGACATCATCTTTTCGAATTCTGCCTTAAGGTCATCAATAGCATCTTCTAAATCGACAACTCTGTCTTCGATGTCTTCTTCACCGTTTTCGTCGTTGCCTTCTTCGCCTTTGTCTGCTTCGATGTCACCGATCATATCATCTGTAGCATCTCCGCCGTGTGCTTCTTGCGAAATTTCTAGTTCAGCAGGAATTCCAGCAGATTCCTCTGCTTTTTCTTCTGCTTCATCAGTAGTTTCTTCAACTGTGTCTTCTTCTTTTTCAGAAGCGTCTGCTTTTTCTTCTACAGCGTCTTCTTCTTTTTCTGAAGTTTCAGTTTTCTCTTCTACTGCTTCTTCTTTTGTATCTTCTTTGGCTTTTTCTTCAACTTTTACGTCTTCTAAATCACCTTCAAGAAGATTTTCGTAAATCTCTCTAGATTTTTCTACAACAATGTCGTGGAATAATTCTTCTGCCGCTTGTCTATCGTCAGCAACAAGTTTTTCCAACATTGCTTCGAACTTATTTTTCTGTTCTGACATTATTTTTCTCCGTTAATTAAGATTTG